CAGATAAAGCATTAGAAAAATCAATATACTACGTAACATATCGTAGACAATTACATACTGTAAACCCAACCTTATATGCTGAAGGCGATGATAGAATCGTATTTGGTGGATTACAACGTTTATTAGAGAAACTTTTCTATGAACCAATTACACATGGAGAAATTGATGAAGCAAAAGGTTTCCTAGCAACATTCAAAGTCACCACTCAAGGATTTACAAATTATGAATTTCCTGAAGCTAAATGGCGTAGAGTTGTTGATGAATTCAATGGTAGACCGCCAATAAAAATTACAGCAATGCCAGAAGGTTCTGTTGTATATCCTAACGAACCACTAATTCAAATTGAATCTATGGCTGATGGTATGGGTGAAATCGCTGCTTGGTTTGAATCAACCATTCTTAAAGTTTGGGCTGTTTCAGAACGTATTACCCAAAATGAGCATTGGTTGGAAAAACTTAAAGGTATGGTAAGACGTGTTGACCCAACTTTAGATTATGATACAGTACATTTCTTTGCATCACTCATGCTTACCGATTTCGGTGATAGAGCTGGTATAACAAACGAAGAATCAGAAGAGATGGGTATGGCCCACTTATATACATTCGGTGGAACAGACACTTGCTCTGGAGCCTACCAAGCATGGAAGAACTCTAACCTAACAACAATTGGCACATCTGTTAATGCATTGGCACATAGAAACGTACAGGCATATGAAGATGAATATGATTGCTATAAAGCAATTTATAATTCTTGTGGACCAAATGAAATCATTTCAATGGTTGCTGACTGTTATGACTTCTATTACGCAGTAGAAAATTACTTATTACCTTTAGCTAAACGTAGTAAAGAAGAAGGTAACGGTAAAGTAATTGTAGCAAGACCTGATTCTGGTAACCCATTAGAACAAGTCCTTTGGGTTTGTAGATTGGCTAAACGCCATGGGTTATATGAAACTAAAGTAATTGATGGTGTTGAATGGAATTTTGGTACCACACTTAAATTCATTGAAGGTGATGGTATGGATTATGCCACTATGTGGAATATAATTGAAGCATTGGAGTACCATGGCTTTGCACCATACGGATGGGGATTATTCGGTGTTGGTGGTGGATTGAGAAATGAGCTTAAACGTGATAACCTTTCAGCCAAATATGCTTTAGCGGCCAAAGGTAAAAATAGAGAAGGTGTTGTGAAATTCTCTGAAACATTGGGTAAAACAACATTACCAGGTCCATTTAAAGTATTAAGAAGTGGGTTGGCTCTGGAATCTAAACAAACTATCGTGTTTGAAGATGAAATTGGTGAAAATGCTATGATTACATACTTCGATGGTTCTCAAATCAATAAACCATTTGGTAAGGGTATGGATGATAATTTCTTGGATATAAGAAATAGGATTAGAACTCAATGGGACACAATGCCGCTTAACTTGGTAAACAGTGATGGTGATAAATTTCCTATAAGTGATGCAATACGTGAACAACGTATCAAATTACTTAAGAAATATGCACCTAAGAAAAACGTTAAAAATTATTAATGAAAGCATATAAGTTAGTACGAGAATTGGAAAATGGTGATATCACATCCCTTTTTATAAATAAGAAAAACCGATATGATTATGGGGTTTGGTATGAAGCGCAAAATTACCCAACAAAGGGTTTTGCGGAAAGACCGTATTTCCATTGTACAGCTAAGATGTCAGCACCACATTTAAAGATGCAACTTAAAACTGGTGAAAAACGAATTTGGGTTGAATTAGAAATAGGTGGGTTTACTGAAATGAAACGCCCTGAAAATCAAGGTGGTGTGTGGTATCTGGCCGAAAAAGTTAAATTTATTAGAAAAATTAAATGATAATATTTTTTATACTAACAACCATTATGTATTTAACCTTATGGTTGAATACATTTTGGGTGACAAAAACACCTGACATCATTAAATCAATTGACCGTGAAATAACTAAAATGGAATCAAAAGAAGAATGGGATTGGATTTATTTTTTCTTTGACCTTCATGGTACGATAATTAAACCAAATTTTGAGGTTGGTAATATAGATATTAACTATTATCCATTAGCAAAAGAAACTCTTCAACTCATGTCAAATAAGGATGAGTTAAGGTTATGTATTTACACTTGTTCACACCCACATGAAATTGAAGAATATGCTAAGAAATTTGAGGAAGATGGTATCACATTCAAATATGTAAATGAAAATCCAGAGGTACCAACTTCGGGTTATGGTAATTATGATAAAAAACCTTATATGAATGTCTTGTTTGAAGATAAAGCTGGTTTCTTCGGAGAAACCGATTGGAAACCAGTATATAAGTATTTTAAAAAGAGATATGGATTGGAGAAAGGATAAACGATTTGATTCTAGACATGGCTGGAATTTATGGCTAACTGATGATGACGCATTAGATATTAAAAAAAAGTGGGAAGGTAAACCTTATGAAGTAAATGTAGAACGGTTTAATTGTGGTACAATTAGACGTGTAACCATTAAACCTATAATAAAAAATGAAAAAAACAACAAGTGAAAAATTATTAGAATATTACGGAGAAGGTAAAGCTCCTTATGGGGCAATTCTATACAAAGAAGGTAAAGTTAAAGATTATGATGGAATAACAACCATTTCAAAAGACATGTTTGAAACTCAAAATCCAGATGTTATGGATAATAATTTATTCTGGAAATTAACCACAGAGAAATCATTAGGCCAATCTATTATTGGTAGACCAGATTTAACAGATAAAAATGAAATTAAATTAACCAGCACAACTTATTGTCACCTTAAATCAGCGTTACCTAACTATTTTATTGGTACCTTATTACGTAATGAACCAAGAAATGTTAATATGTTAGAAATTGGACCTGGTTTAGGAAATATTTTAGATTTAGTAAATAAAAAATGTCGTAAGATTGAATGGTATGGTGTTGATGTTAACCTCTTATTTGAACACCCTAATTTATATAAAGGTGATGGTTACACAATACCAGATGAAATTCCTGAATTAGAATATGTTTATAGTATGAACGTTTTTCAACATTTATCGCTTAAACAAAGATTATCTTATTATAACCAAATTTATGATAAATTGAACACTGGTGGGTATTTTCTATTCGGCATGTTTATCGTTGTAGATAAAACTGAAAATCTTATGATAGATGAAGATAAAGGGATTAGATTGTTTGGGGTTAAAGATGAATATGGTAATTATATAACACATTTTTTCAGTCAATTTACAATTGTTGAAAGACAAAATGAAGTTATTGAAACTTTAGAAGCAATTGGATTTGTGGTTGAATTTAAACATATAAACAATAATTACGGGACTTTCATATGTAGAAAACCTTATCTAACAATTGAATAATTATAAAAATTAACTTGGTTAATTAATATAAATTGTGTATCATTGCAATAAATACAAATAATGGCATTAATTAAATTTGAACTTGAAGATAAACACCTAATCTTATTGAAACATTTAGATTGGGAGATAATAAAAGATAGTAATAAACTATCAACAGCCATTACTGATGGTGCTGAAACCCCTTTTGGTGGAATTAACCTTACCGAAGATATTGGTATTATGTTGTTTGGTAAGCCAGAAAATGATTTTGACCCATTGAGCCCATATGGCCCACAATATTCAAATGAACAGAAGTCTGAAATAAAACAAGTGTTTTCCGAATTACCTATGGCATTAGAAGTAGTGTTATTTCTACAAACATTTGAAACTGGCGTTTACAAAAGAAAATGGAACCTTAAAAATTGGAAAAAGATATGAAAATAGATTCAATTTTATTCAATTTAAACGAGGATGATAGCTTAGTCAATTCTGTATATAATGTTTTGGGGTTAATGAAACACCATGTACAACTTGGTGAAGTTAAAATACCTGTGTTTAAAGATGGTGAAACTTGTCCTCATTTCTTAACTAGCGTTAGAGGTAAAAGGGCCTACCTTTTAACATCACCTAACACCCCACTTAAAAGAGAACAACTGATGTTAGCTATTGATGCTCTTAAACGAGCCAGTGCCGCAGAAATAATTCCAATATTACCTTACTTCCCATATGCAAGACAAGATAAACGTGACCAAAGACGTGGACCTATTGGTGCCAGAGTCTTTGCAGAAACACTTGAAGGTAGGGGTGCTACTTCTTTGATTACATTAGATTTACACTCTGACCAAATTGAAGGGTTCTTTAAAATACCAGTAATTCATTTAAGAGGTAAATACCTTTTCTATCACCATATATTTGAAATAAGCGATATGAACACCATTTTATGTTCCCCAGATGCTGGTGGACTTAAACGTGTTAAAAAGATGAGAGACCTTATCTATGACCGTGAAGGACTTAAATTGTCATTTACTTCATTGGATAAAACAAGAGCTAAAGTAAATGATGTTGAAGCTATGGAAGTTTTGGGTGATGTTAGAGGTAAGGATGTGTTGATTATTGATGATATGTGTGATACTGGGAATACACTTATCAAAGGTGCTGATGCTTTATTGAACGCTGGGGCAAATTCGGTTAAGGTGTTGGTAACTCATGCAGTAATGAGTGGTGAAGCTAATCTAAATATTGCGACTTCAAACATAAAAGAATTCATCTGTTCAGATTCATTACCAATAACTGGTATTATATCAAGTATGGATAGTAAATTAAAAATAATAACAATTGCTTCTGAATTAGCAAATACAATAGTTAGTATCAATAATGATGGAAGTATAAATAGATAAAAATAAGAATTATGGATTTATATACATTTACACAAGAAGAATTAACCAAAGAATTAAATAAGGGTAAAGAACTTTATTTAGATGCTTTATTAAAAGAAGGTCTTTTAACTGAAGAAATTGTTAATGAAATTAAGCACTACTCAATAGTTTTAGCTAAAAAAACAGTTTTAGGCTCTTTATGGGATAAATTTTTTACAAAAAATAACTCTAGATATTTTGTGGTTAAAATTTTAGACCAATGGAACGTTAAATAGATAAATTATGAAAGTACATGAATTGATTAAAGAATTAAAAAATTGTAACCCTAACGCTACAGTCATTAGAACTTCATCTAATTTTGAATTAAATGGTGCGAGTATTGAGGCTAAAGGTGTTTATAAATCAAACACAGGTGAGAAATGTATTAAAAATTGTGTAGATGCATTTGATTATACACCTTATACAGTAGAAGAATGGTCTACCATAGGTGGAGATAAATTAGTAATAGAAATAATTTAACAAATAAATAATAAATAAAATGAGTGATTTTAAATGGTTTTTATCAATTTCTATCTTAGTTATAGGAATTACACTTGGATTAATGTTTGGACTTCCTAAATACAATGTGTGGCAATCACATATATCTATACAGTCAGCCGAAAATTATGGTAGAGCTGAAATGGCCCGTGCCGAACAGAATAGAATGATTTTAATTGAAGAAGCAAAAGCAAATCTTGAAGCCCAAAAGCTTAATAGTCAAGCAGAAGTTGAAAGAGCAAAAGGAATGGCAGAAGCAATTGAGATTGAAAATGGAAAATTAACAACCAAATATATTCAATATCTTTGGGTTAGAAATATTGATAAAATGGATGGTGATAAGATTTATATCCCAACAGAAGCTAACTTACCAGTATTGGAAGCAAAAACAAATGCAACTAATGAATAATTTAATAGGTGTTAGTGGTGGAATAGGATGCGGTAAAGACCTTATAGGTCAAATGTTACAATATATTGGTGATGAAATAAGTGAAATATCATTTTATAGGTTTGAAGATTCTATTAAGCCTCATAAATATAGAGTTTCTAGAGCACATAAATATGAAATAAAGAAGTTTGCCGATAAACTCAAAGATTGTGTATGCCTTATTTTAGGTTGTACTAGAGAACAACTTGAAGATAGAGATTATAAAGAAACCGAATTGGGTGAAGAGTGGTGGGGTTATAACGTATTAGGGGGTAGTAGTGCTATATTCTACCCTTATTTAGAATATAAACGCACTTTTAATGAAAATCATTTAGTTAAATTAACTCCAAGATTGGTGTTACAACTACTTGGAACTGAAGGTGGTAGGCAAATAATTCATCCCAACATTTGGGTTAATGCATTATTTGCTGATTATAAGGGTAAGTCTATAATGAGTGCAGATTCATTTGACCAAACAGTTTATGAAGGTAAACCACCAAATTGGATTATAACTGATTTACGGTTTCCAAAAAATGAAGGAGTTGGTATTACAAAAAGAAATGGTTTAACCATTGGAGTTAGACGATTATTCAGATTAAGATTTCCTGAATATGAAGATTTAATTGATTGTACAATGGATGGTCATTATGTAATACCAGAAGAATTAAAATCAATTGACCCAGAATTATATAAAACATTAACCCATGAGTCAGAAACTTCTATGGGTGACCATTCATGGTGTGATGTAATAATAGAAAATGATGGAACTGTTGAAGAATTATTCAATGAAGTCTTGAACGCAGTAAAACATAAAAAAGAATTAGTATGAGTTTATTTAGTGTAGATGTAGAAAGTGATGCACAAAGTCCAGCTGTAGGTAGTATGGTGAGTTTTGGTGCGGTTAAAGTGAGTGACCCTAGTGTTACCTTTTATGGTAAAGTTAGACCAATTACGCATACATGGGAACCTGAAGCGTTAGCCATTTCAGGATTCAGTAGAGAAGAACACGAAACCTTTGATAACCCTGAAGACATTATGAAATCATTTAAGGTATGGTTGATTGCAAATACTAACGGAAGACCCATTTTTATTTCAGATAACCCAGCATTTGATTGGCAATGGATTAACTTTTATTTCCATAAATATGTGGGTGATAACCCATTCGGTTTTTCAGCTAGAAGGATAGGTGATTTGTATTGTGGGTTAGTTAAAGATGCACGTAAAAATAGCGATTGGAAATCGTTATATAGAAAGACAAAACACACGCACAATCCAGTGGATGATGCGAAAGGAAATGCGGAAGCAATTGTAGCTTTTAGAGACAAATTAGGTTTATATATTAACCTATAATTTAACACTTTTTTTTAAGTAAAAACCGAGATTTTTTGGTCGTTTACTGGATTTTTTGATATTTATAGTATAACCTTTTAACACAGTTTCGGCATGAAAATATTAACTACAATTGATAGTAATGGGCACTTCAACGCTGCCCACCCAAGCGATAGAAATAACGTAATTAAATTATTACAAACCATAGAAGATGGTATGTATTATTATGAAATAATAAGTGATTATAACATAAAATTACCTTCTGATTTATCAACTATGTGCTGTCAAGATTGGGATGCTTTCATCCAAAAATTTACCCAAAGAGGTACACTAGAATACGTTGAGCTTCCTGATATG